CTACTCCCCATCCGGAATCACCGCATCATCCCCGATCGTCGCCGTCAGCGCATCGTCGCAGTGCCCTCGGCTGATCCGGTCAAGCGCGCGGCAAAGCAGGCAGCCCCAGCGACGGCCGGCGTTGCGCGCCTTGGCCGCGCGTTCCGAAATGGTCTCGTTCGGGGAGCCGCCGGCGAGGGTGTTGAAGCCCTCGTCGATCCAGACGGCGAAGTTCAGCAGATAGCGGCCGAGCTTCGTCATGTTCAGCCCCGGTTGTCGGTCGGAACGCGCGGATCGGCCTGCATCTTGCCGCGGAAGAAACTCGCCACGCCTAGCACGCCGCCGATCGCCACCCATGCCTCAGGGGGGATCGACGGCTGCTGAATCGACGGCCACCAGCCGCGCAGGATCGGAATGAAAAAGTAGGCGCCGATCCATGCGAAGCCGAAGCAGAAGCCGACGAACGGACGCCAGCTGTACGTGGGCCAATGATCCGCCTTTGCCTCGACCTGCATCGTCTGGTTGACGGCCGCCGTGTTGGCCGTATCGGCCGCGAGTTCGGCCTTGGTGACGTCGGCGGCGATCTGCGCCATCTCGACCTGGGACTCGACGATCTTCGTCTGGAACTGCATGGCGAGGTTCGGATCGGCCTCGATTGCCGCGCGCGCCGCATCGGGGGTCGACGTGCCGGTGACCGCCTGTGCGACGCCGACGACCTTCGCGGCCACGTTTTCGGCGTTCGATCCGCCGAGCCAGCCGGCGATCATCGGCGCAAACTGCGCGAGTGCCATGGCGATGGGAATGAGCGGCATATCAGGATGCTCCCTTAATGAGGTTCGAGGACATGCGATGAATCCAGCCGCGCCCGAACGTCGGCCACGGCTTACAGGCGGTGAGATAGTTCTGCCGGAAGGCGATGAAGCGCATCACGAAACGGAATGGATCGGCCTGCGCCACTGCGGCGATCGTCTGTGGACCGAGAATGCCGTCAGCCTTAACGTTCGTCGCCTGCTGCATCCAGAGTACGACATGGCCGCCGTTGTAGTTGGCGTCGAGCAGCTGGAAAGCGATGCGCGGGTCGTACTCATCGCAATGCAGCGGGTCCCAGTATAGGCGCTTGGCGATCGCCTTCGCGGTCTCGAGCGGGAGATCGCGCATCGGGCCGGCATAGCCGCTCGCGTGCGCGACGCGCTCGGTGATTCCCCATCTGGTCGCGCCGCCTGGATCCTTCGGATTGTCGACATAGCCGCCTTCGTTGCCTACTAGTGCAATGAACGCATCATCGAAGCCGCTCATGATTCGTCTCCCGCGATTTTCGCCGGGATCGGCGCATCCTCATCGCGCAGATAGATCGTGCATGCGCGATGGAAGCCATCGGCGATCAGCAGCTTTCCCCCAGTACGCACGAGCAGGATTGGCGACAGTTTCTTGCCGTCCTCGATCTTCTTCAGGTTGTGCATGATGTGGCTGTTGTGTTCGCTGAGCACTTCCAGCCCGGACGCGCGGATCACGTCCTTGGCCTTCCATTCGCGCACCGGCGCCGCGCGCAGTTCGTGCACGAGCATGGCGGTGCGCTCGATCGAAAAATGCAGCGAGAGATACGACAGCGCAGCGCTGTAGTCGTGCTGCTCTGGCTCGACGAGCCAATGGATTTTCATCGTGCGCCCTCCTTGCGGGGAAACAGGTGATCCCTGATCTGCAAGATCAGCACGGCGATCGTCAGCACCCCGACCCACCACGAGATGGTGTGGCCGTCCAGCCAGTTCCAGAATGTCGCGACGCCCCCCATCGGGACGGCCGCCGCTGACGTTGCGTTCGCCACGGCGCTTGCCGCGTTGCTGATCATTTCCTTGCTCATTGCCTTCCCCGTTATCCAGCCGTATCCATTGTGAGTTTCAAAAGCCCATACACTGCACTATCCGGTCCAGTGATCGTGATCGTCGAACCAGAAAAGGTTGCGTAGCGTGACGTGCTCGCCGTCAGGCCGCTCGCTGATCCGCTGCCGTTGTCGCTATAGATGTGCACCGCGCCGGCGTCATACGTGACGTTGTAGAGGTTGCCGAAGTTGCCGTCGACGCAGCCGAGCGAGCCGCGCCCCCAGTTCAGCGGCGGCGTATTGCCTTTCAGCGCCGAGATCGTGTTGAGGTCGACCGAGACTGCGGTCCCGGTATTGTTCTCGTTGATCAGGATGTTCAGCACCTGATTGCGATAGATAGGATAGGCGTTTGCCGTGCTGTCCATGCCGCCGTTGGTCTGCGGCGATTCGGCGAACGTGTTCTCCTCGACATAGGCCGGAATCGCGCTGACGAACGGATCATGCAGGAATGCGAACATCCCGCAGTTCTTGAAGATGTTGTTGCTGATCGTCGGGCTGTTCGTGATCGCGATGTCGGTGTAATACCGCAACGCGTAGTTCGTGTTCTTCGTCGTCTCGTATTCGATCGTATTGCCCTCGAACAGCCCAAGGTCGCAATTTTTGAAGATGTTCTCGAGTGCGGACGCCGCGCCGATGCCGTGGAAGTTGTTGGCCTGGATCTTGATGTCGTAGGCGCGGTTGATGCGGAACAGCGTCCCTTGGCTCGTGAAGGTGTTGCCGACGATCGACACGCCGCAATTGCTGCCGCCAAGGTCATCCACGTATAGCGCGGTCATCGGGGACTGCGCATAGACGTTGTTGCCGTTGAACGAGATGGCTTCCTGACCCGTGGTGACCGTCACCACGCGCATGCCGCCGGCCGACGCATTGCAAGGCGTTGCCGTGCGCGTCAGGCCGGCTTGATAGGTCGCGGAGCGAATCACGTTGTTGCCGGTGAACGAGCACGACGTCGGTACGCGGCCGGAGCCGGTCCCGTTGCCGAACCATGTCAACTCACCGTTGCAGCACGACCCGACGGTATTGCCGGTCGCCAGACAGTTCACGCCGCCTTCCATGTCGACGCCGACGTCGCCGCAGTTCGTCACGGTGTTGCCGGAAATCAGGCAGCTCGCGCAATCGGTGATGAAGATGCCGCCCGCGCCCACCACGTCGATGATGTTGTTTTCCCAGTTCGAGAACGCGCACTGCCAGCCTTCCATGCCGTCGCTTCCTGGTGCATAGATGATGGTGTTCTCGCTTGCATTCAGATATTGAGAACTGGTGCTCATCGTGCCCTGCGAATTACCGGTATTGGTGATCAGACATTTGCTAATGCGATTGCGATAGAAATTGAACGTTCCCACGCCACCCGCATTGAAATTCGCGCCGTAGATGTAGATGCCTTCCACGCAGGCGCCGTCGCCGTTCAGCAGCACCGATTGGCCTTGGTGGGCCGAACCCCACGGACCATACGCCGGCATGTTGTTGAGCGCGGTGAGCTTGCTGCCCTCGCCATTCCCGAAGAAGCGCACTCCGGCCGGAACCGTCAGGTAGGTCGAGATTGCGGAGTTCACGACATGGCGCACGGCGATCGCGCCGCAGTTCAGGGCCTTCTGAATCGCGGCGCTGTCATCGGTGATGCCATCCGCATGCAGGCCAGCCTGCCTGGTATCGATCACGCGCATGTTCTCCGCATACCAGCGCGTGCCATCGGTGCCGACGATCAGCGTCACGCCATTGTCTGCCGACGTCGTGTCGCTGTAGTTCGCGCGAAAGAGCGTGCCGCCACCGTCACCGGCAGCCAGCGCGCCTTCGGTTTCCGCAAGACCGTAGAGCGTTCCGGACAGTGCGCGCAGCGCCACCAGATTCGGCACGACGCGCCGCATGCGCAGCTTGAACACCTGATCGAGCGTGGTGCCATCGAAGCCGATCAGCGCGGCGCCGCCCGCACCAGTCTGGCTCATGAGTTGATTGGTGTAATTCGGGATCGATAGCACGAGGTCGCCGAATGCATCGTTGACCGCGATCGAGTACGATGCGCCGCTGACGTAGACCGTCTGAGGTGAACCGTTGAGCGTGATGAACCCGTTGTTCACCGACAGCGGCTGCTGCATCGTGATCGTCATCGCGGCGTCCTGATACACCGTCACCGGGTTCGTCACCGGGTTCGTGTTCGCGACGCCGATGTAGACCGCTCCATCCTGCAACGGAAGGCCGAGCAGGTCGGGGAAGAAAGCGATCGGGTTGATTACCATGTTGCCCATGGATCACCTGTTGCGGTTGTTGCTATTGGAAAGGCTCTGGGACGCGCTCAGCGCTCCCATCAGCCAGCGGGCGCGCGACTCCGGATCATTCGCGGAGGATGCATCGCGCGCGAGATCGTAGAAGCGACGGAAGCGCGAGGAATTCGCAAGCGCCTTTATGGCATCGGATGACGGTGCCGCGCTTTCTCTGGCGACCGCCTGAAACTCGGGGCTGACAATCAGGCTGTCAGCTGCCTTCATCACGTCTGGCTTGCCCTTCGCGAGGCTGCTCATCACCGCATGGCCGATGCCGGCGCCGACCGGGCCGCCAACGTGCGCGGCCGCAGCCGAGACGACCGAACCGATCTTGCCGACCGCGGCAGTTCGCGCGGCGCTCATCACCTTGTCCATCAAGCCATCCGCCGGCGCGGCCAGTTCCTCGCGCGCGGCCATGATGCGGCCTGTCGTGATCGCCTCGCGCGTCGCGTTCGATACGCCACGCGACACCTTGGCGAGTGCGAGAAGCTGCTGACGCCCCTCGTCAGGCAGATTGCCCATGACCGCATTGAAGGCACCCGGGTTCTTCTTCAGGCCATCCATCCAATCGGCGAATGTCTTGAAGTTGAGCTCGCCGTTCTTGGTGGCCTTCCCGAACGCATAGGCGAGGCCGCTTGCCGTGACCTGCTGTCGCATGCTCGGCGGGACAGACTTCAGCAACCCGACAAGCTTCGCTTCGTCCCCCTTCGGCAGCACGGCCATCGCAGTGCCGAGCTTGCCGACCAGTGAATCACCGAGCTGCTTGCCAAAGAGCGACGTCATGTCGTCCTCGACGCTCTTGCGCATCTGCACCGCGGCGCGCGCGGCGTCGAACTGCTCGAGTGCTCCCGGAATGGTCGACAGCGCCCCGCGCTGGTCCTCCGAGATGCGGCCATACAGCGCCTTCAGCAGCCCCTGATCAGCGTCCTTGAACGGCCCCTGATTGCGCAGCCCGGAGCCGATGTTCTTGCGGATGTCGTCGAGCAGCGCATAGCTCGGCTGCTGCATCTGCGCCGGTAGGCCGAGCGATGCAGGCGATACCTGCTGCCCGTTGACCGTGATCGGGAGTTCGCTGGACGCGAGTTTCGACTGGATCATCCGCTCAATCGGCGACAGGTTCTTCGCGCCGCCGAGATCGTCCGAGCGCTGCTTGATGAAGCCGAGCACGTTCGATGCGTCGACGCCCATCTTCGCGGGCACCGTATCGCGCAGTGACTGATATAGCCCTTCCGCCTTCTGATCGAGCTGCTGCTGCATGCCCATCAACTCGCCCTTCACCTGTCCGGACAGGCCGCTCAGATCGGTCGTGCCGCCCAAGTCCTCGATGAGCTGCATGGCGCGCTGGCCGACCGCCTGCAAGCCTTCCATCTCCTGCGCGCGCGCGAGGCTGCCAGGCGTCGATTTGACCGCTTGTGCGAGTTCGCGATATGCCTGATTCGAGGTCATGTGATCCGGCTGCAGGTTGTCCTCGATGCCCAGATACTTCGCAGCCGCCAGCGTCTCAGGATCGGGCGACGCCTGCGAGGCGAGAATCTCGCGCGCGCTGCTCTTGCCGAGGCCGAATGGCGCGGAGCCGGTCGCCTTGCGCATCTGGCCGGCAAGCTCGTCTGACGGCATGAAGTCCTGCGCGGCCGAGGCAAGCGGGGATGCGGCGGGGTTGATCGATGTCTCGCTATGCGCTGTCGCTGCGGCCGATTCAGGCGTCGCGCCGCCGGCCGCTTCCTGCGCGCCGATCGCGCCCCCTTCCGGCCCGGCGCCAATGCCGCCAGCGGCTTCACGTGCCTGCCCTGCCTGCATTCGCGTCATCTGCGCGGCCATCTGCGCTTGTTCGCCGCTGGATTCCGGCAGCGCGGGCGCCGCAGCAGCCGGTGCCTCAGGCGCAGCAGCCGCGCCGCGCTCGGCCGCCTGCGCCCCTGCTGCCGCCTCGCCACCGCCCGCGCGCGACGACGCGTAAAGACGCTGCGCCAGATCGTTCACCGCCGGCTGAGCCTTTCCTGCCATGCTTTCGAGCGCCTGCGCGCCGCCAAGCGTAAGCATCGTCGTTCCCATACCGATCGCAGCCTGAACGGCAGGGGAATATCCGGCGTCGTTGGCGTGTTGTGATGCGGCCTGTCCGGCGGCCATCGCGGCGACCTGCTTGCCGGCATCGGCGCCGAACATCTCGCCGATCTGGCCGACGATGCCGGGAAGCTTCGCGGCCGCGCCGGCGGGCGCAATCGAGCCAGCCGCTTCGACGGCACCTTGGGTCGCGGCATTCACGCCGCGCTCAAGTGCGCCCTGCGGCTGCGGCAGCCCGAGGCGATTTGCGAGGCCGGCCGCCTGTGCGCCGAGCGGCGCAATCGCCGGATTGTGGCCCACCATCGCGCCGGCCTTGTTGATCACTGCGGCGATCGGGTCATAGATGATGCCGGCCGTGCTGCCAATCCCCTGAATCGTGTCGCGCGCGGTCAAGCCGAGTTGGCGCCCGACATCGCCAACAATACCCTGCGACTGCGGCACCGGATCGAGCTTCGCGCCTTGGGGCAGCAGAATTGAGCCGGACTGCACATCGGCCGCGAACTGCTGCGCATCCTGCGGCGACATCTTGCCGGCATTGAATGCATCCACGACCTGCTGCGGAACGGTCTGCGCGGGCGCGGGCTGAGGCTGCTGCGCGGACTGCTTGGGCGCGGCGACGGTCGAGCCCTGCGGAAGGATGATGCGGCCGGCCTGCACGTCCTGCTCGAACTGCGCGGAGTCTTCGGGCGACATGCGGCCGCCCTGATATGCGTCATAGGCCATCTGCAAGGCGGACGGACCAGATTCAAGCGCACCGGGCGCGGCACCGATGTTCGGCAGCGGCGCGACCGCATACGGGTTCGACGCGGACGGCTGGAAGCCTTGCGGCGTGCCTTGCAATGCACCCGGCGACGTCCCGATTCCGGGCAGCGTCTGCACCGCATATGGGTTATTGGCGTCCGGATGGTCCGGCGACATGCCGGCCACCCGGCGCACGTAGGCCTTCGTCTGCGGACCCCACGCGCTGCGATCCGTGCCACCGATATACTCGGCCGTCGCCATTACCGGATTCCCGCCGTTGCGGTCCATCGACTGCTTGAGCAGGTACGCGGCACCATAGGCAGCGGATTGCGGATTCAGCCAAGGATCGACACCGGTCTGCTTGAGGATCATCGCCCGGGTGCTGGGAATGATCTGGTACGGCGTGGCGGCGCCGGCGCTGCTGATCTGATCGGCGTTGCTTTTCTCGCCCTTGGTCCGGATGTTCGTCAGTAGCTGGACTGGGATGCCGATCGCACTCGCCGCGGCCTGATCGGCTTGATCGTATGCCGGGTCCTTGTAGCTGACCGGGAATGCGCTCGGATCGTAACCGTTCGCCATCGCTCATTGCCCCGTCAGATACTTGTTGAGGTAGGACATGCCGCCCGAGAATGCCGGAGCGGGCGCACCGGGAACTCGCGCAGCCGGCGCACCAAGCTGCACGCCGGGGGCCGCAGTCGGCGCCGGAAACGCCGAAGGCATGCCCGAGCCGGCCGCGAGGTTCTGCTTCATGTATTGCGCGAACGTCGTGCCCTTCCCGACCTGTACGCCGCCGACATTCGCGTCGTATTTGGCCGGACCCATCCAGCCGAACGTGCCGGCCCACGTCGACGAACCGTCGCTCACGCGCGCGGCTCGCAGCGAGGCATTCCGGAACGAGCTGAGAAACGACACGATCTGCTGAGGGTCGGCGTTCTTCGCTGGAAAGCCCCCCTCGAGCGTCTTGAAATCCTTGTCGGAGATGCCTGCCTGCCCGAATCCGGACAGCGACTTCATCACCGACTGATACTCGGTTCGCATCGAAGCAAGGTCGTCCTGCGAACCCCAGATGTTCTGCCAGAAATTGCGCACGTCCTCCGGCTTGCCTGAGACCCATTGGCCGTTCTGGCTCAGCATGCCGACGTTGGTCAGCAGTGTCCCGAGCCGGTCAGCCATCTGTCCGTGCTGCACGCTGTCGAGCGCGCCGCTGGTGACGATCTGCCGCGTATTAGGATCCATGTTCGGCGCGGTCTGGTCATAGTTCATTTGCCGCAGCTTGAGTTGCAAATCCGCCTGGAACCTGTTCTGGTCAAGCTGGAAGTCCGCCGCGCGACGCTGGATCGCGCTTTGCAGGTCCTGTGCCTGCGAGGCAGTCAACCCGACATTGGCCGCCGCCTGCGCCGGCGCGAACTGTGCCGCCGCGACCGTGGCCGGCATCGTCGCGCCCTGCCCGAAGTGATGCATGAAGTCCTGCGGACCCATCGCCGCAGCCAGCGAGCCGTACAGCATGCTCAATGCGTTCTTCGTGCCGCTATCCTGATCACCCTGAATCGTCGATAGCATCCGCTTCGCGCCTTGCAGATCGTTCATCATCTGCGGGTCGCGATCGTAGCCGGGCGTGTTCGTGATCGCGTCAATGTGGTCCTGCACGAGCCGCGAAGCGAGGTCATAGCGGCCATTTTGCAGCGACGCGGCGACCGGCGCCGACAGGTCGATCTTCTGCTGCCGCTGCTGCTCGTTGTACTGGTTCCACGCGCTCGTGACGTTGGTTGCCCATTCGGGGTTAGCCATTGCCATCTGCACTGCGCTTTGCGGCGTCGGATTCTGGCTGAACTGCTGCCACTGTTGCTGAAACTGCTGCTGCCGCTGCGCGGCGAGCGATTGCAGCAATGCGGACTGCTGTACGTTCTGCGTCTGCGCGTTGGTCAAGCCGATGCCTGCCTGCGCCTGCGCAGCCTTCAGGAAGTTGCCGACCGGATCGGGCTGGACCATCAGGCCCGTGTAGTTGATCGGTTGCGGCGGCGTCGCCATGATGTCGGACATGGATGACTCCCTTAGAACATGCCTGCGCCAGCGCCATACATGCCGGCCGGCGAGCTGCTGCCGATGCCGGCCGCATTCAGGTAGGCCGGCAGCGCGAACTGATAGTTGCCCGGGCCGGAAGATGATCCGAACGCATTCCCGAGCGCGCCAGCAAATCCGTTGATGCCAGTCGCGATCGCATTGGCGCTGCCGAGCGTACCGCCCGCCTGCGCCGCGCCGATCTGGCCGGTGAGGTTCGTGATGTTGTTGCCGGTCTGCATAGCGGCCTGCCCGGTGCCGGCCGCGGCGTTTTCGCCGACGTTGATCAGGTTGCCGAACTGCGCGACCTGATTCCCATAGCCGGTGAGCAGCCCGGACGACCCATTCAGCGACGTCCCGAGGTTGCCGATCTGCGTCTGCATCACGTTCGACAGCACCTGTCCCGGCAGATAGCCGAGCGAATAGTTCGTGTTGCCGCTGCGCAGGCCGCCGGTCGCGCTTGCGTTCGCGAGAATCGCCTGTTGCCCGAGGTTCATCGAGGTCGTGTACAGCGGGTTGGCCTTCAGGCCGTTGATCGCCGTCTGTTGCGCCTCGACGCCGTTGGCGCCGGTCAGATTGTTCAGCTGGCCGAGCGTGCCACCGTACTGGTTGAGCGCGCTAGCATAGCCGTTTTGCGCGTTCGCATAGCCGCCGAGTGCGCCAGTTCCGGCGTCAATGTATGGCTGCAGCAGCGACCGGATCTTGTCGAATTCGCGCTGCTGTTCGGCGATACCGGCGCCGGATGCGGAAGCCTGCGTGTCAGCAGCGGACTGAGAACCGCCTGAGCTGATCAGGCCGCCCACCACCGAGCCGACGCCGCCGATGATGCCGCCGAGGGCGGCTCCCGAAATTCCCGCGCTCATTCCGTCACCTCGATTGGTTTGATGCCCGCGCCGTTGACGCTCATCGCCTGCCGGTAGTCGACCGTGACTTCGTCACCCGCGCGAATCGGGCGACATGCGATCGCGAACAGGTCGCCCTCGTCGTCCGAGATGAAACGCAGGTTCGGCGTCGCCGAATGGTTGATGAAGCGGCCGGCCGGCGTGCGCTTGCCGCCGAGCCGCACGGGTGCCACGACGTCACCTTCGGCAAGCCCGCACGCGGCGAACAGACCTTCCCCGGCGATCACCGAAGGCGCGCGATGCAGTGTGTCGACGCCTTCCGGCATCGGTATCTGGTCGGCTTCGTTTTCGACGAGGCGCGTCACGACGTCCTGATGAAGCCCGTATTCAGCGAGGAAGCGACGGTAGTCGTCCCGGTCGATCTGCGCGAGCATCTGCGCGTTGCGCGCGCCGCCGAGCAGCTCAGCCGCGGTCGATTCGGTGATTTCCTCGATCAGCCGATCGATGTCGGTTTCGTCGGTCGCGTGGTAAGTGGTCCACACCGTTTCCTCGATCGCATAGCCGACGCGCTTGCTGCCGGCCCTGGAGACGAACGTGTACGGCGCAGACAGTACCTTCATGCCGTCATCGGTCGAGACCGCGATGCGTCCTTTCGAGATGGTGCAGAGGTGTTCGTGGCGGTGAACCGCGCCGGTCAGCACGACGCCGGCCGGGACCGTCATTTCACGCGCGGCCATGCCGGGCGCGAAGTAATGCCGCACCGGGCAGTCAACCGGCGGCATGCGCTGGATTTGACGCTCGAGCGCGAGCACCTGATCGCGCGTCACGATCTGGCGCGAAACAGGCTGCTCGACAGGGAGAGGAGTGGAGTGCATGTGCGGCGAGTCGCCCGGTTACGGCGCGCCACGGCACGCCGGAATGGAACAAACTCGCGTCGCAATGCTAAGAAAAGAGCGCTCGATACGCGGCTACGAGAGCTAGACGAAACAATATTGCATTTTTCTGCTGAATTCAATCCCGATCAGTTCGAGATCATGTTCCCGGAAACGGTGAGCGTGCAACCATTGCCGACCGCATAGAGCTGATCCCCGGCATTCAGCGTGTGGTTGAGCAGCTCCACGAGCAGCGCGGTGCGGCCCACCGCGACTGAGACATGCCCGACATGCGTCGCATCGGTGGCGCTCCCGCCGGTCGGCACGATGAACACGTCGACCGCGACCGGCGCCGACGCGCTGGCCGGGTTCCATGCCGAGGCGGCCTGCGGCGTCACCACTGCACCCGCCGGGACCGGGCCATAGACCGATGCGGCCGAGCCGGTGAGGACCGCTTCGCAGAGCCGGATTTTCGTCGTCGTCATGATGTTCACCTCTTAGGGAATTTGCGTGATTGTGATCCAGTTCTCGGCGGACGTGCTGACGAGCGTATCCGTCGAGCCGGAATTCTGAAAAGCCTGCAGTTTGACCGTATCCCCGGCATTCAGGAAGTGCAAACGCCCCACCATCGAGACCGGCTGGAAATTCGCACTGGTCGTCTCGGAAAAATGCGACGAGACCACCACGACGGAGCTGTTGATCAGCAGGTATAGATTGAACTGATCGCCGATCGCTGCCGGCGCGATGCTGCTGTAGATGATCTGGGCCGAGATGAGGTAGTAGCCGGTCGCTGGGGCCGTGTAGACGCCGGTCGTGGCGTTGAAGTTGGCGTTCAGCCGGTCGACGATCTTCGTCCAGTTGGTGATGTCGGTGGCCGTGTTGTTCGGAATGCTCTGGCCGCTCGCGTTCCCATATGTCAGTGCCTCATTGCCGCTGGCAGAGAGTGTTGTGGCGCTCACCGCATTGGCGATATCGTCGCCCAAGGATGGCGGATCGGCAAACGTGCGCAGCACGAAGCCCATCAGTGCAGCCAGCACATCCGGCGCATCATCGGCGGCTTGCGGGGAGATCGGGACCGGCACCGGCGCATCGTCTGGAGCCGGCAATGCGATCGCGACCGGCGGAAATCCATCCTCAACCGTGATCTGCACCGGAACGCTCGCCAGCGCCGCGTCTTCTTCGGCCGCGCGTCGCGCCGCCAAGGCCGCGATCATCGCCGAAACGGATGATGCCGAATGGACATCCGTGTCGAGCGCGGCAAGCAGCGTCTGCACCAGCTGCGCGAGCGCGAGCGCATCATCGGCGGTTCCGCTCACCTCCTGGATTTCGCCCGGCAGGTTGATGGTGATGTCGCGCGTCATCGCCTCCAGCCGGCGTACCGCCGACTGATTCTCGCCGAATGCCTCGGCGAGCTCCTTGCGGTTCGCGACCGGCGTCGAGATGGTGATCTTGACCGTCATGCGGCCAACGGCTCACCGGCCGCCTCAAGCGCCGCGAATGAGACCGGCGCCGCATTGAAGCCAGCGAATCGATAACCGCGGAAGTTACGGAAGAAGTGCTTCGGCCGCCATTGTGCGCGCTGCTTCGTGCGCCCTTGCGGCCCCATCGAGATGAAGCGCGGCGTGCTCCATACGCGGCCATCGTCGGTGTACTGCATGCTCATCGTGTCGTGCTCGCCGAGCGCCGCACGCCCGTAGGTGCCGATCAGTTCCAGCGCCGCCACCGAATAGCCGCGCGCCTGGTTGTACGCGAAGATCGTGTCGAGCTGCCAGCGCGCGGGCGTGCCATACTGCGCGGCCGTGGTCGCATCGACGAAGCCGATTCTCTGGTCGTACTTGTCGCCCATCAGGAACTTGCCGTAGCAGTAGACCGGATGCCAGGCCCGCCACGCGCCATTGCCATCCGCGCTCGAATCGAGGAAGAACCACAGCGGCTGCTCGGCCACCTGCGAGCCGGCCACGTCATAGACCAGCGTGTAGTCCGGCAGGTGCAGGTAGATGAATTGCTGCTCCTTCTCGGCGCGATACTCGAGCGTCAGTCCGTAGAGCTGCGCTTCGGTGTACTGCGCCAGGATCATCTCCACCTCGCGCGCAGCGATCTTCGTCGCGATGCCGAGCCCCACCGACAGCCAGACGCTCGGCGCTTCATCCTGCGCGCCGCCAACGAACGCAAAGCCTTGGCTGGTGATCGTCCGCGCATATGGCCCGATTACGCCCTTCTGGATCGTCGCGCCCTGATTCTCGACGAACGGGAAGCCGGTTCCGCCCTGATTATCGAACACCGCGATCGTGTAGCGGTTGCCGAGATACAGTTCATTGCGGAACTTCCAGATTGCATTGATTAGATCGGCTGCGTTGCTGTCGCTGCCAAATAGCTGCGAGTTGAACGTGAACTGGTTTGCGAGCTGCGTCAGGTAGACCGAGGTGCGGTCGGTCAGCGCGAAATAGCCGGCGAACCAGATCAGATCGACCGGGCTGCCGACGTTCGAGTCGGTGCACCTTTGCAGCGTCGGCGTCGCTTGCGTGGTGCCGTCCGGCTTCTGGGTCGTGTAGAAAAACAGCTCCTTCGCGCTGACGATGCCGATACCCTGATTCGGATAGCCGTAGGCCATCGCGACCGGCTGGCCGTCATCGGGAAGCTGCCCGAGCACCTTGATCGCGCCGAGCGCATCGACCGATACGAAGTTCGTGCCGATCACGCGGTAGCAGGTGCCGAGCCAGTTGATCGCGCCGCGGTCGTGACCGGTGAGCACCGGCGCCGCGACGTCGAAGCGCGTCAGCCCTTCGGCCGAGCGCAGGAACATCTTGCTGATGCCGGTCGACTTCATCACCGGCACCAGATTCCGCGGGTAGGCGGTGCGGAACTCGGCGCCGACGTCGGTGTAGGTGCCCGAGGCGAGCGGGATTTGCGGCATGTCAACTCGCCGCGCTCTGGAAGCCTTCGCCGGTCGTCACGTAGACGTTGCCGGTCTTGCCGGTGTCGGCGACCAGCGACATCGCGCCGTAGGTATCGGCCTTCGTCACGACCTCGGACGAGTTCGGGCCGATCGGGTAATCGCCCGGGGAACCCGAGGTCGGCGCCACGGCCGCAATCGCGCCGCCCGACACCGAAAAGCGCACATAGACCGGGAACGCATTCGGGTTCAGCACGCGCACCTGCTTCGCCACGGCGTCGATGCCGATCTCGGTATGCGTGCTCGACACCGCGACAAGCTGAGTCTGGCCTTGGGCCGGCGAGAATGGTTGATTGAAGGCCATGGTTCACACTCCATCGAGCGGCTGCACGATCAGGCTCGCGCGGGTGAGAGAAAGCGTCGTCGCAGCGTCTGCCGAGGCGACCAGCTGGATCACGTCACCCGCGTTGATCTGCGAATTGACGTTATTCGGGTTCTGCAGGATGCCGGAGAAGCTGAACGCCTGCGAAGCGCCGGTCTGCGCGATCAGCGCCTGAAACTCGGACGTGTACAGCGGGCCGCCCACCGGGCCCGTCTGTACCTGCAACGTCAGCACACGCGGCGACGGCAGCGAGCCGACCAGCGCGACCCAGAACGCGCATGCCTTGATCGCGCGCGTCGCCTGCATCACGCCGGTCGTCACGTTCTCGGTGAGCGTCTGGCCTCCCTGATTCAGCGTCGTCGCACCGTTGGCGTCGTATGGCGCGATCGGTGCCGGCGTGGTAGTCAGCGCGACGTTCTCGGCCTGCGTGCGCCGCAGCGCGTAGAGCGATCCCGCCAGCAGCAGACCGCCGGCCGAGAACGTGAAGCTGGATTCGAACAGCGACAGGATTGCGGACAGCGACACCTTGCGCGGCTGGCCGGAGCTCTGATTCCAGATCGCGAGCTGGTCCGAGCCTTGCGGCGAAATGTCGGGGGAAAGCTGATTGATGTTCGACATGGCATGTCCTCAATTCGAATCAGGCCAAGGATTGCCACTCGGCTCGAGCGGCGCGTCGTTGGTCGTCGTGACGCGATCGACCGGCGCGAAGAACTGCTGATTCTTCGTGTTCCTGCGGTTGCCAAGCCCGATCGGCATGTGCCGCGGCATCTGCATCTGCGGGATTTCGTAGTTGCCGATCAGCAGCGTGCGATAACCGTCGGCCGCGGCGCGCATGGTCTCGGCGCTCAGCTGCTTGCCGAGCGTCGGCGCGATGCGCTTGGCGAGGTTCGTGTAGAACGCTTCCTCGGCCCAGTCCGGGATGCCGGCGGCGTCGTTCAGCGATGCCTGCGAGCCGGCGAGGTTGTAGCCGATGCGGATGCCGCGCGCGTCCCATGCGGCTGCCATGCGTTCGAGCCGCTTGAGCGCGGTGTCGCGCTCCTCCGACGTCAGGTCGAACACGTAGCCGGCAAGGGCGATTTCCTCGTAGGCGGCCGCGACCAACTCGCCCTTGGTGGTCATGATTGCTTCTCGATCAATTGCGCCTGCTCGGCCTTCTTCGCGGCCTTCGCGCTCGCCGCAGCTTCCTGCGCCTGGATCGCAGCCTTCACGTCATCCGGCGTGCGATACCAGCCCTGCGCGAGATAGTCGTCGACTTCGTGGTAATCGACGATCGTCCAGTCGACATGCACGTCGTGCAGCCGTTCCATCGTGCCCTTGCGGTACAGCATCGTGGCTTCTTTTAGCGGGGTCATTCCATGATCTCCAGAAAGGGAGAAGCCGCCCCGAAGGGCGGCCCATGCTCGGTTGCGTTATCGCGGCACGAAGCTCATCGTCGGCGCCGCGCTGTACGTCACGCTCACGATGTCGCCGGCCGAAACCGGCACGACGCCGGACGTCTCGCCCACCGAGATTGCTGCGGGCGAACCGCGCTTGAGCGTCACCGCCGAGACCGTGCCCCCGCTGATGACGACCGTGCCGGCCGACGTTGCCGTGTAGGCGAACGGCGAAGCCCCGACCGTGACCGCGGCGATCGCGCCGGCGGCACCCCATGCGGCGCTGTTCTGGCCGTCAAGGACGCTCCACTGCGTGCCGTCCGACGATACCTTCACGACCGCGTTCTGGGCGGTCAGCGACACCGACGCGAGCCCCTCGACCAGCGAGCCATCGACCGTCGTCACCGACACGCTATTGGCGGACGCGTAGGTCGCGTCGATGCGCTTGATGGTCTTGACCTGACCAAGCGCTTTCGAAGCGGCCGGCAGCACGATCTGCACGTTCTGGCTCGATGCATCGGCCTCGATCGTCGCGTCGTTGTTGAGCGCGGTGTAGACGGCCGGATTCGCGTCGTTCGCGGATGCCACCAGCGTCGTGATGGAGCTGTATGCGTAGCCGCCGCCACCGCCGGGGCCGACCGGAGCCGAACCGAAGGCGTAGGATTGCGTGATCTTCATGGCGTTCTCCTTACACCTGGTTGAACAGTTCGATGCCGCACATCTCGGTATTCAGCACAGCCACACCGAAGAAGACATCCGCGCGGTACAGGATGGTCTTGGTCTTGATGTCGTAGAACTTCTCCAGCGACATCTCGATCCCCTGCTCGGTCGTCGCGCGCAGCACCTGCACGCCCGCATCGGTCGGCGGCGCGAAGCGGCCCGGCAGCAGCTCGATCGCGCTTTTCTTCCAGTGCGGGTTCGCCTTGGCCGTCGCCGTGTTCAGCCAGGTGATTGCGGCGCCGTTGGCCGGCGTCGCCGTCACGTTCTGGTAGCAGAGCTCGGCGTTCGAGCCGCCCTGGCCGCTGATGAACGGCGGCGTGATCTGAAGGTGCGTGCCATCGACCACCGACACGACGCGGAACGTCTTGGGCTGGCCACTGTCCTGCTTGGTGATATGGTGGACCGAGTTGACGCCCGCAACCGTGAAGCAATCGCCCGCAGCGATGCCGGTCGTCGAGTTGACCGTGATCGTCTGGAAGCGGTTGTCGACGTTCGTCACCTCGCCATACGACGCGGCCACGGTCGCCTGCGGCACATAAAACTGGTTCGCCGCGCCGATCGTGATCGAGCTGCCGCCGGCCGCCGTGATGCTCGGCGCATAGTCCATCTTGAAGACCGAGAAGTTCGCGACCTCGCCGATGTAGGCCTTGTCGTAGGCGGTTTCCGGGCGCCCTTGCAGCGTCTGGCGCGCCGCCAGATTGCTCGCCATCGAGTTGTAGTCGCGCGACGAATAGGCCGCATACCGGTCATCCGAGCCAATCCCCTGCTCGTTGTACACCGCATCGATCGAGGCGATGTCGTCGAAACCAGATGCGGCCGACGTGCGCTTGATGACCAGCGAACCGAGCGATGTCACCGCCGCGTTGACCGCGAGGTTGATGTCGGATGCGAGCTTGGTCTTGGCGGCATCCCCGAGGCGGTTTTCCTGCAGCGCATCGCGCAGTTCCAGCGCCGTCATGGTCCACGGCACCGAGCGCGGCTGATTGATCTGCGCCGGCACCGCGAGCTGGGTGTAGCCGTTGAAGTTGCCCGTCATGTCGATGCCCGCGAACGATTGCGAGATGTACGGCATCGGGCGCCAGATCGTGTTGAACGATCGTTCCATCGCTTGCTGGTCGGTTGTGTACTTATTGACCAGCCGCGACATCACCAGCATGTCGTTGAAGCCTTCAAGCAGTTGCTCGAAGGCGACACGTTCTTCTTTCGAAAAAGCGTTGCTCATTTGTGCTGCTCCTGTCCAAGTTGGCGTTGGAGCAGCTGCCTCAACCTACTATTTGCGCTGTGATTGCGCCTGTTTCAGTTTTTGCTTGTATGCGACGACCTTCGAATAATCTCCGGTCTTCTCCGCCTCAGCTCGCAGCTGCTCGAGTTTCCTCTCGCCGCCGCCTGCCGCCGGAGCGCCAGCCGATGACGAGACGCGCCCTTCGGGCGCGGGCTTGGTCGCAGTTTTGGTAGACGTCACTTTTAATTTCTCCTCAAGTTTCGCCACCTTAAAAGCGAACCGGACGGGATCTTTTATTTGGGCCAGCTCTTGCAGCTTGTTCGGGTAGCGATATAACGCGTAGACCAGAAGCGCGGGCTTGTCAGCGCCGGCCAGCAAGATACCTTGCTGCTCGACCGACAATGCCGCGACGACCTCGGTTTCGGCGTCCGGAAAGTCCTTCACGCGCAGCTCTTGCGCTTCCCTCGCATAACCCAGATGTCGATCCTGGATCGCGCGCTGGCGCGCTTCGTCCGCCTGACGCTTCTCGGCGTCGGCCGCATCGACCTTGGCCTTGTCGGCGTACCACTTGCCGAGCGCCTCGTCGAACTTGCCTTCGTCGTAGTCGAACTCCTCGAGCTTCGGCTTCGGGCCGAGCGTCGGAGCTTGCGCCTGCTGCGGTTGCTGCTTCGTCGCTTCCTTCGCTTCGAGCTCGCGGATGCGCCGTTGCGCGGCCGCGTAGTCCTTGCGCAGGTCCTTCACCCACTGCGGTGCTGCTTGGTGCTGCTCATCGCTGGCTGAGGCCGGCGGTGCCTCGTCGCCGAATTGCAGGACGAGCGCCTCGTCGTCCCCACCTTCACCTGCCGAGCCATCAGGACCGCCTGCGGGGGTCTCGGGCTGCTCGCCTGGTGCGGTGGCTGCGGAAGCCGCGGCGCCGTCATCGGCCGCTGCGTCATCCGTCTGGAGTTCGAGATCGTCGGGCTGCTGCGTTTCGAGCGTTTCTGCCGTGTTTTCCATAGATCACCGTGTCGACTCGCGATTCAGGCTTCGCGGAGAGCCTGACGCATTGTTAGCATTAAATTGCGCAAATATCAAGAACTGAGCAATTCCATAGCACGCCTCATGATTCATCAAGCACTGGATTGCGTGGCTTGCTGGGCGGCCGCAGCATCCTGCCCCGTTTGGCCGATCAGCGTTTGCAGGATTTCCCAGGCGCCCATCAGGTCCTCGCGACGCGCGTCGGCCAGCCGTGCAATCGCATCGGCGCGGCTGTTCGCGGCGTCGGCGAAGGTCTTGACCGTCTCGGCATGCGCCTTGCCGGCGGCGGCCTGCTCGCGCTGCGCGGCCGCAAGGAAATACTGCGACTGCGGATCGGGCGGCTGTTGCGCGGCGAGGCGCTGCTGCGCCTGAAGCTGCTTGCTTTCCTCGTCGGTGGGCTTGACCACGCCGATCTTGACGAGCTGCATGCGCAGGAACTCCTGCAGGTCGTCGAGCCCCTCGCCGTCCATGTTGGTCATGATTAGCGACACGACAATCTGGTTCATCTGCGGGTCCTGGATGAACTTCAGCATCTCGATCAGCTTGCGCACCGTGGCATCGCGCCGGCTCTTGAATGCCGGCCCGACGTCGACCGTCACCTCGAACTTGCCCTTGCCGGGGTCGTTGACGACCGTCTGCGCGCCATCGATCAGCCGCGGCTCCTTCAGCGTCGCTTTGCCGCGCGTGCCGTCCTTGCCGATGGTCGTCACCTTGCGGCCCTCCTCGTCGACGACATCGCGGATCATGCCGAGCCAGATTTCCCCAGAGCGCTGCATCGACTTCGCCATGTTGTCCATGTAGATGAAGGCCATCATGTCCACCTTCGCCTGCACGCGCTCCATCAGGGCGTCCGAGATGTTCGAGGCGACCTGCTCGCCCTGCTCCTGATTGCCGGTCAGCTCCTTGATGCTGCTATCGACGATCTGCAGCAGCGCGGCGAGCGACTCGGGGATCGGCGGCGGCTCGGTGGCGCCGACCGGGCCCGCCGGAGTCTCGTTGCCATTCACGTCCTCGATCGGGTTGATCAGCAGGTACGGGTTGTCGTCGATGTTGTCATTCGCCCATGCCATCTCGTGCCCGCGGATCTGCGCCGGCGTGAAGATCGGCTTGCGGCGCGGCGCCAGCGCCGTGATGATCGCGAGCAGCGAAATCTGCATGTTCAGCAGCCGCTGCGAGTCCTTGCCCAGGCGGATGTGCGACATGATCCGCTCCTGGTTGTCGATGAACGCACGCTTGCCATAAAACGGAACGATCGGGATGTTCGGGCCAGCGATGAAACCGCAGTCTTCCAGCACCTTGCTGCCGTCATGAATCCATTTGTGCACGCGACGCCGCTTCACGGTGCGAGTGCGGATGTGCGTGTAGCCCTGCGCCTTCATATCCTCGAATGTGGTGTCTTCCACCTCGTCGTCAGGAATCTTCACGTCCTTCTGGTTCAGGTTGAGCTGCCGGAACACATGCAGTTTCTTCTTCACGTCCTCGACTTCGTAGTACTCGGCGACGTAGACCACATCCGGCGTGTACCAGTCGAATTCGGTCATCTTCTGGACCTTGCGGACCGTCGCCGGCTGACCCATGCCGGCATTGCCGAACGGATCGGCCGGATCGGTTTCGCCGTAGGTGTCGTGGTACTCGTCGCGCGCCATCGAGGTGAGTACCCAGCACCGCTTCGCGTCGCTCTTGTCGTAGCGCTTGCCGCCGAGGTCCCAGAACACCGACGAATCGGCATCATAGATCGGCTCGAACACGATCTTCTGCGTGTCGTCATCCTCGTCGTGCTCGTCGGTGTAGACGTTGCGCAGCCTCCATGCGCCGAAGCCGCCGGCCACGCCTTCCTCGAACGCGTTGTCATAGGCCTCCTGACCGCCAGAGCGCTGTTCGTCGGCGCGATACATGCCTTCGAGCGTCTCCGCGGTGTGCTTGTCCGCGTCATCGTCGTTCGGCTCGAACTGCACGCTGATGCGGTTCGCGCGATACTCGTTGAAGATGCGCACACAGGCCATGTGCAGCTTGTTCACCTCGAAGCGCGGCTTGTTGTCGAACTGCAGGCGCAGCGCGTCTTCCCATTGCGCGCCGTCGACGAATACGAAGCGCCGGTCTTGCAGACACTTCAGGCGGATTTCCTGCTGCGACTTGTACGCATAGTCGAAGTGCTTGAGCGATTCTTCGACGATCTCGGCTTCGATTTCGTGTTTCGGGCGTGTCATCGTTTCACCTTCCTCATCGATTGCTGAAACATGAACATCAGGTCTTGGCTGATGCGCTGAATGGAATACGCCTCAAACTCTGAACTCGGATTTTCCTCGCCCAAGTGCTCGCAGATGTTCTGAAAGACATGTACGGCCTCATGAACAAGCAGCGCGGCGATCGCCGTCCCGGTGGACTTTCTAAGACTCGCAAGATCGATGCATACAATTGCCATGCCATCGCCACCTCGCTTATGGTCAAACCAGTGAGCGGTGGCTTGCTTTCCTTCCACGACGAAAGGTGACGGAGACTTGATCTTCATGCGCCGCATCTCGCGCAGGTAGTCGCTCTCATCAGTGCATAGCGCCAAATGACAGGGGCGGCGGATCAGAATGTCTGAGGCGTATTTCATCGTCTTCCTTGGTTCCAATGATTCGTCGTGCGCGGGATGGAATATTGTTGAGGCTCTTGTTTTGCGCCGTTCTGCACTGCAAGGCGGCGCATCATGTAGGCATAGCGCGATGCCGAAATTAGGTCATCTCGTTCTTTCACGATGCGCCCGTGCTCATCACGGTGATAAAGGCGCTTTTCCTCGAACCATTCGGTGAGCGTCGAAAAAACCTTCCAGCGGCCGTTCAGCATGCGTTCCTGCATCTCCCAGATGCCCGCTTCTACACTATTCCCGCCATCAGGCCATGTCGCATGAGTGCCGAGCATCTTGAAGCCGGCCGACGCGTATTGCTTCTTCAACTCCTCCCCGCCACCTTTCTCATGCTGCAACCCATCGTGCGGCCACGCATAGGGAATGTCGCGCGCCCAACCTTGAACAGCAATGCGCGCCTGCGATGCATCCTTCTGTGAAGCACGCCAAGCATTCACGAGATAGATCACATCGGCATCCTTGTCCCATGCAAGCTGCACATGAGCTTGGGGATGGTTCCAGCCGAAATCGATGCCGTTGATCACATACCAATGTGGCGGGATCTGGAATGGATCGACTTTGATCTCGTCGTCTGAGATGGTGAAGATCAGACCTGCGCCAACTGCAGGGATACCCTTCGATCGCATGTCGCGCTGGTATGCCGGATATGCAGCGAGAATCTGGGCCTTCGCCTGTTCGGTGAGGTGTGGCGCATCGTCCCAAGTGACGTTCTTCAGGTACTGTCCTTCCTTGATGTCCTCAAGAAATTGGGCGACTAATGGCGTCATGCCGTTCTCAGGCGTGAACGTGAGAGTTACAAGGCCGCCACGATTACCATCGCCGGTCAGCGTCCGCGTCAGGCACTGCGGGTAGATTTCCTGATCTCTGGGTTCCTCATCGATCCAGATATCGTCGATCGAGTCGCCCATCAGAACATGCTGTCCCTGCTCATATGCCTTGAACGAGAGCGTCGACCATCCTCCAGAGACATGCTTGATCTTGATGTCCTTGATGAGATTCTTGGTCTGCGGAGAACGAATGAAATCGCCCAAGCAATCGCCCGGAATCGCACCTTTCCCGTTCGGCGCGTCTCCTTCGAAGTCACCAAGCAGTTTGCGTTGAATCACATCCCGGATTTGTTCGCCTGATACGCCAAGCGCCCACGCGCGAATTGGCTGAGAGAATCGATATCCTTCCCACCAGTCTGCATAGCGCCCGGTGAGGTGCATTGCGCGTTCGAACGCTGCGCTTTCGGTTTTTCCAACGCGATTCGCCGCCATCAGCGCGCGCTGCTTGTTGATCGCGCCGGCCGCGAAGAACTCACGCTGCCACGTATATGGGACGAAAGAAGCAAGCCGGTTCTTGGCCCGGCGCTCGGCTTTTTCATGTAGCGCCGCAGCGAGCTCAATCTTCGCTTTTCTTTCCGGAGAATCCGAGATAAGCAAGGCGTTCCGAGATGATTTTGTCGAGTTGCTCATCGGATGCATTAGTCAAATTAGTCAATTCGAGTTTTCCATTCAAATTTGCATCGACATCAAGCTTGTCGCGCCATCCCATCTTGTTCTTCTCCCAGAAGATGATCGCGGTCATGTCGCCTTCCAGGCACTTCCTGTAGTGCGCGCCGATCACGTTCGCGTTGGCGTGCAACGTGCCTTCCGCTATTGCCTCCGCGAGGTCCGGATACTTCTTCTTCCAGTTGAGGATCGTGCGCCGTGTCACGCCAAGCAGCGGTCCAAGTTCGGATTCGGTCGCGCCGAGCAGGCAGTAATTGCGCGCCCGCTCGGCGTACTCCGGCTTGTATTCGGACGCGCGCGGACGCAGGTTTTCCATTCTCTTGTGAGCAGCCATGCTCATTTCCCCATCTTTCGCAACGTCTTCGCCAGCCTCGCGCGCTCACCTTCTTTGCCGCCCTTCTTCGCCGCGGCGTTGAGCTTCTTCGCGGGGATCTTCTCGCCCTTCTTCACTCCGAGTTCCTTGCGCAGCGCGCCTGGCTTCTCGATGGCGCCCCTGATCCATTTCTTCTCAGCCATTGCTTTCTCCATGAGCCGCGGGCGGCTCGCTGATGATTCAGTTCGTGTATGCGCATGCGCGCCACGCGGACCACATTACGGTGCGCAGCATGTCGACGCGTGCTGGAGCCATGCCGGGCGTCACGACCTCCGTTTCGAACACGGTTAGGAAGAGCTGCCACTGCGTGAGCACCTCTTCGCGGCGCCTGGCTCGGATCTCGCGGAACTTCGACACGCTGCGCCTCCGGTCAGAGCAGCCGCTCGATCGCATCGAGCTCGGCGTGCAGGTGCTCGACGGCCGAGCGCTCGAATGTCCACAGATGCTCGCGGATCATCTGCACGCTCGCGCGGATGCGCTCAGCGACGAAAGCGGAAGCCGCCAGCGTGACGCCGGGCCGCGAGGCAAGGTTCACAGACGATGGCGTGTCGCTTGCGGAGCTGGCGACCGCAGGCGACGCAGCGGCGTTTGGGTCTTCACCAGAGGCCGAGGCAGCCTCCGCGCCAGCCTCCTGTTCAGTGAGTGGCACGTCCTGCGCCGCCGGATGCTCTGGTTGTTGCTGTTCGGTCATGATTTCCTCGCTCATTTCGAATCGCCATGCAGGCGCTCTTTCAACAGATAGCCTTCGAGCGGCCAGATCTTCGCGATGGCGTTCTGGCGTGCGATCTTGCGGCCGATCTCTGCGTCGAAGTTCTCCGGGGATGCGCACGCGCTCTCGCCGGTCACCGTGAATCCGTTTCGGAGGACGAGCACGCAGAAGGTGAGAAGCGCTAGAGGGTTACCGTCTTGAATCGTTGTGATGCCGCAGCGCGAGGCTTGGGCGTCGCCATAGGCACCATCCCGAGCCGTGAAATAGTGCTCATTGACGATCGTCGCTTCGATATCCGCCGGCGTCACGCGCGGTGCCGTCTTGCCCTTACGCACGATCTCGTCTTCGATCTGCTCGTCGCCGTTGCGCGGCGTTTGCGTTGCCATGTTCATAGTTCCCTCTCCTCAAATCCGCAGTTCCGACGACAGCTCGCGCATGGCGACGGTCGCCATGCGAATCCGCTCGATGAGACCGCGCAGGCCGATCACCGCTTGCGGCTCGTCCGGATCCGAAGTTGCCGGATTTCCGATTGGCTTCGGCAGTATCTGACGCACCGGCTCCAACGCAAAGCGCAGCACATCGACTTCCGAGTTCAGTGCGTCGAACTGCAGGTGAGCCTGCTCGATCAGGTCGGTGATGCCGTCGGGCTTTACGGGAGCCTGGGCTGCTTGGCTGGCTAGCATCCCAGCTGAGAGGCCAAGGGTCCCGCCGACCTGCTGTGCAGCCAAATATTTTTCCAACTCGATGCCGCTGGTGAATTTGCTGAAATCCATCAGTCTCTCCAGAGATAAATCAAACGGTTTCGGGCTCGTCCATCATCGAGATCACCCGCCCGAGGTGACCCGTCGGCGCGGCAACGGCTCCGGCCGCGACGAGGAAGGGATTCATCACCCGCGCGGCGATCTGAGCGCGCGTCGCGGTTCGATGTTCATAAAGCGCGTCTTCGCCATCGCCTAAAGCAATGAGAGCAGTCGGTCTGCCTTTCGCTCTCGGTGCAATCCAACCGGCGATATGCCATTTCGTTCGGTTCGCATCCAAGCAAATAGCAACCGCCTGCTTTGTCACGCCCAAACGTTCCGAGATTTGGGAGCGTGACAAAGCCGTTCGCTCGATCAGCGAACAGATGCGATCCCATGCAGGCACCGGGCGCGGCTCATCACGCATTCCGAGCGGGCGCTTCATTCCCATCTTTTGCGCATGCACCCTGATCGATTGACGTGTGTGTCGAGGCAGCATTGCGACGATCTGCAGCATCGGCATGCGCGTGGGATAGTGTTTACGCAGAAACGCCTCCTCCGAGGTCAGATATGGATCGCGGGTTTCTTTTCGACTCGTCATGATCGCCTCACGCCAAGTTGCGGGCCGCCCACCGCGCAATCAGCAGCGCGTCGGCCCGACCGTCATGCTTCTCCAGCGGGCAGAGATCACCCCCGAACAACCCTCGCGCGATCCGCAGCGACTGCTTCTTGGTCGACTCGCCACTCTTTGCCGAGATGCCATAGAACGCCTGCCATGTCTTCGGCGAGACGTGGGTGATGGGTAGACCCACCAACTCGCATACCGTCCTCACCACTGCCTTGGTAGCGGCCAGCGAGGCCATCGTCGCGGTCGAGCCAAGACGGCCGCCGCCGATGAAGGCATTCAGCTCCTCCATCACGACGACGCCTTTCTCGTCGGCCGTCACCAGACACCGCAACTCATCCCGCAGCGCAATCGGGTCGACCTCGTTGCGTACCTTCCCCCCGAGTGACGATGGCCGAATCGGCATGTCGACCACGTAGGAGAAATTGCTGCTGGTGAGCGTGGCGATAGCGCCATGAATCCCCGGATCGATACCTACGAAGATCATTTCGCCTCCGAATTTTGGGTGGGAAAGAACGAACTTTCTGCCTTGCGCTCGATCCGTCCCGCAATTTGTTGAAGCATGCTCACCTCACGGTGCGGTAGTTGGTCGCCCAGCGCCGATATCCGGCCAGCCATGCGCCAGCCTCCGGGCTGTTGTAGGGGTATGGGTTGCGCCATTCCTCCTTGCCGTGACGGGCGGCCGTATAGCCTTCCTCGTAGGGGTTTGCGTGCGCTTTTCGGACCGGAAGATTCGCGCGCGCGGGCGTAGTGGTGGGGGTCATTGGTCAGCCTCAGAGAAATGGGGTTCGGCATGCGTCGGGCCGGTTACGCCGGCGCGCGGCACCGAGTATTGCTTTCCGATCTCGTGCGTCAGCTCGACGAGCTGATCCTCAAGCTGCTTGATTTCGGCATAGCCGGCGAACTGGCGTCGCGCCAGAACCAGGGCGTCGACGATCGGCCGGTGCTGCACGAGAACCGACGTGATCGCGTCGTTCGCGCTGGCCGGCGAGCGGAAATGGCAGCAGCAGTACCATTTCCCCGATACGCCGAACGAGCCGAGCATCGGGCAGCCGAAGGCCGCGCAGCTTTCCCAGGCGTTTTCGTCGGCGGTCATGATTGGCTCGCCTCGTAGGTTGCGACGCGTTCAGCGGCGCGGCGCTTGGCTTCGCCGATCGACTCGAGATCAGCCTGGGCCCGCGCGGCGTGAATGCGCGCCAACTTCTCACGGCTGCTCGGAATTCCGCCGACCATCTGACGCAAACGCGCGAGATTCGCATCGGCGACGGCCGGATCGACAGCCTGCTCAGGAGCACCCAGCAGCGGTACGACGGCGCGCACATCCTCGAGCTGCAACCGGCCGGCGCGCACCGCTTCCGTCAGCGCGGCCTCCCGACGCTCCGGGTCGTGGCCGAGCGACTTCAGCCATTGCGCCGGCGTGCCAGCAGCGCGGTTGCGCTCGACGACCCGCGCGTACGCAGCCTTGAACGCCATGCGCGCGCCGACGTCGTCACCCAGCTCGAGCACCGGCGCCGCAGCAGCAAATGCCTCGGCGCATTCCTGCGTCCAGACGACCGTGTCGCGCTCGTCGCGGCTGCGCAGCGAGATCGCCCAGGCTTCGTCGACCTCGGGGCGGCCGTCGCTCTCTTTCGGCAGCCGCGACGTAACGTCGGCCGGCACCGGAGCGAACTTGCTCTCGCGCATGTGCGCCGATAGCGCCACTCGCACCTGCTCGATTGAATACGGCTCGAGGATCGTCAGCCAGAGCTCGAGCGATTCGACGGGAGGCAGGGGCTTTCCCAGCGTCACGTAGCAGAGGTTCAGAAGCTTGACGAATTCGGCTTTGTCGGTCTGGCGCATCTCAGTGCTCCATGTCGATGGTCATCGGGTCGGACTGCTGGGGCGCATCGCCAGCGAGAAACGCCGCCATCACAGCCTCGTTGTGCGCCTGCACGACGTTGGCGTGACCGTTTGCCCGAGGCTGCTGAACATCGTTGGCGATGAAGCGGTCGATCTGGTCAGCGCTACGGAAGATCAGCTCGACGCCGTTGTACTTTTGCCCTCGGTCGTTCTGGCCCATGTTGTGCGGCGTGAGCGAACAGCCGCGGATCGCCTTGCAGAGTTCAGCCGGCGAATAGCCCATACCCAGAGCCCCCCGGATAGCCTTGCGGCGCTTGTCGTCGAGATTCGAGCGAGGCGAATCCATGCGTTTTTGCCAGTACGCGAAAATCTGTTCGATCTCCCTCGCGGTCGACGAAGTCGACAAAGGGTTTTTCTCCTGCTTCTGCTCTTGTTCCTGTTCCTGTTCCTGTTCTTGGCTTCGATGGGGCTCAGAAGGGGCTTCTGAGGGGCTTGGCTCGAACACCTTGCTTTCGCGCTTCCGAGTGAGGTTGAACGCCTTCTCGTATCGGTCGTAGAAGGCCGCCAGGAAAGGGTTTTCGGGGAGTTGGTTGTATTCGTTCTGGACGCCGATCGAGCGTTTATCGCTCTCCGACAGCTTCTCGGCGATCTGAAAGCGGGCCATTTCGAACACCCAGACCATCTCCGACTCGCGGTCATAAGCGCAAAACCCTGCTTCGATACACCTTTGAAGCCCCTTCGATGCCCCTTCGATGCCCAATCCGGTTTCGTGCGCGATGAGCAATTCTGGTTGGTAGAACAGGCCGAGCATGTTCGAGTGCGGCGACGTCATCAGATAGAGGCCGACGACGACCGCTTCCGCGCCCGCCTTCTTGAGCTTCTTGCCGGTATCACCGATCCAGAACTTTGGTGAGACGCGCGAATAGTCACGCATAGCGCACCACCACGCATGCGGTGAGAGGATTCGGGAGGTCGTTCATTGCTCGCATCCCTTACCGATCTCACCGGAGTTGCTGGTGGCGGTGAAGTCTTTCCAGTGAACCCATCCACGTTCAGGGCAATGGAAGCCCCATTCGCGGTAACGCGGCCCGGTGATGAAGATCGTCCAGCAAGGACCACCGACCAGTTCCAAGCGATGCGCGGCCGCGCCAGACGGCCGAAACTTCCACGTCGGCGCGATGCGTTCCGTGCGCACATTGATGCCACCCGCGGCGATCGTATGCTCGACGTAACGACCGCGCAGCAGAATCGACAGATTCGACCACGGATGGTCGTGCAGTGCGCGGTCATCATCGCTGCGCATGAAGCAATGCAGATAGACGTTGAAGAATCGATTTCGCGGGATGACCCACCAACGCAGCAGATATGGCGCTTCTGGCTTGCCGATCACGAAATCGGGCGCGCGGCGCGTCACGCGCGCAATGATGAACTCAGAGATAGTCACAATTCCCCCGACCCAATGAGATACGGCAGCCCAACCCAGAGCATGCCGAGGAAGCCGCACAGGAAGCCGTCGATGAGCCAGTTCACGCTTTCTCCCGCGACAGCCACCAGAACAGCGCATAGAGCGCGCCACCCATGCCGATCCATGCAAGAACTGCCCAAGCCATTGCGTTCATCAGGTTCCCCTGCTTTGGATGGTGTTGCCTTGATGTTTGAAGTCATTCCTCGGGCCACCTTGGATTTACTCATCTGCCCTGAAGCACGCGGCGCAGCGCGGCGTTTTCTTCGCGCAGCAGCCGGTTTTCGCGTTCTGTCTCGGATTCGCGCTTACGCAGGCTGGCAAGATCGAAGCCGCGTTGGTGAAGCATCCAGAGCAGCGGCGCGTCGTTCCCGCAGGCGTCCATCAAAGCGACGAACTTCGGCCAGACGATGCCTTCGGTGCCACCCAGCCAGCGGCTGAACTGCGCCTTGTCGACGCCGAGCCGCATCTGCAGCTCCTTGTCGAGATCAAATCCGGCCACCTTCGCGCAGAGCGAGATGGCCGCGCCAAGCGATTTCTCGCGGGCTATTTCGGCTTCAGTGACCTCGACCGGGAGGGAGATTTGCGTGGTACTCACAACCGTTCTCCACAAGCTTGAGAGGCGTTGAGAGGCAGCACGAAGCAAAATTTTTTGCAGGAGGTCGCGCAACGCGACAGCCAGCGAAGGAGGCTCAAGCTATGCCAGAATTGCAACGCCGCGGCGCGGCCGGCGCCGATGAAGGAGGGACTCATGGAGACGTTGCTTACCGCCATTGCGTTGGCAGCCATTGCGTTCTTTGGACTTGGCTGGGATCGCCGCTTGATGGATCGGCGAGCAAAGCGGAAATTCAGCAAGGCAGAGGAAGCGTCGATCGCGGACCCGAAAGTGGTCAACTGCCTCGTCGAGCAACAGGCGAGAATCGACCTGTGCATGGCCACGATCAGGCTGCTGCTCAAAACGCATCCGCAGAAAGGAGACGTGACCGTGCTCCTGCGTGCCGCCATGACGCACCTGAGCGAAGCGTCTGCACGCGAAACCCCGAACACGCACCAGATATACGAGCGCACGCTGCGGAACGCGCTGAAGGCGCTCATCGGCAACGAGTAAGGGATCACGCTGGCACCTTCCCGGAATCTTCGGATGGCACAGCCGCGTCAAGATCTTTCACGACATCAGGGAACGCGAGCCGGATGTACTGCAGGCGCGGCTTGGGGATACCCGTCTGGCGCCATTCCGAGACGGATGGCGCCTTGATTTCGAAGATGGCCGCAACGGCATTCGTGCCGCCCAGGCGATCGATCACGGTATTGGCGTAGTCGTCCATAGGGCTCTCGCATTGATCTCTTGCAGGATTTTAGGTCGTCCTAATCCTCAATGCAAGGGCGTCCTTATCCCTGATGCATTAGCCTTCCCTAATGAACACTTGGAACGAACGGCTTGCGAAGGCAATCGCCGAAAGCGACTACACTCCGAACGCGCTTGCGCGGCAGATCGGCGTATCAGCGCCGACGGTGGCGGCCTGGATTGGTGCCGGCACGATCAAGCCGGCCGAGGACCTGAAAGCCGCCTACATGCTGCGCGCATGTGACCTGCTCGGGATCAGGCCGAAATGGCTGATCCAAAACGAGGGGCCGATGCGCGATCCGAAATCGGAAAGGATTTCCGAGCAGATGGCGGAAGTAATTGCCATGCTGATCACGCTTGACCATCGCGGCGGCATCGAGCGCGAAGACGTCATCGAGATCGTCAGAAGGCACCTTCGGCAAACATTCCCGGAACGCGCACTTTTCGAAAAATCCAAACGTTTACCCTAATTAATTACACCCTGAAATCTTCGCAATATTCACTCACGCTGTTGCAGATATCACGAGTGTTTGGCGCGTATTCCTTCGGGGGAAGCATGGACAAGCAGAAGAACCTCGGCGACCGGGTGATCCCGATCGAGAGGGGAAAGGCCATCAAGCAAGCGCATTCTGATGTCGAGGAAGCAGAACCACCCACCACCGACGCGGTGCTCAGGCGGCTACTTCGGTCGCTCGAGATGATGGTCGAGATGATCCGCGACATATCGGCCAAGCACTGACCACTCCGCATCCAAGCCGCCGAGGCGGCTTTTCTTACGCCCTCAGCATTAGCCCCACCTAAAATTTCTCTTGACTCGTGTTTTAGGTTGACCTAACCTAGTTCCAACAGCAACCGACACCGCGAGGCGGCGATGGAAAAGGAACGCAGTTGGACGACTGGCAAGGAACTCGAGTTCATCGAGCATCTGGCCGGAAAGAAGGATGCGGTCGCCCTGCTCGGCGGCTATCTGCGGGGCATGCATCGCCGTACCGGCTTCGGTGAAATCGACCCGAATCAGGCGATCCGCTATGCGCATGACCGGTTGGCCGCGCTCCAGCGCCGAGCCGCTTGAGGGATTGACGAACATGGATGCATCGCTTGACCCGACCGAATCGCTCGAGCTGGCGATTCTGCGCGGCCTTCTTCCCCATCAGCTCGCGGACGAAATCGATGAGCTGCCTTCTGACGAGTGGCGTGACCTCAAGGAATTGTTCGCGCGTCCGGAGTCCCCTCAACAAGCATCCGCAGTCGAGAGGATTGTGCGTCGCCTCTTCGAGTCCGCGGTTGCAAAGGAGCGTGACACGTTTTTCGCCACACATGCGGATCACGAAGATCGACAAGTGCGTTTCTTTGACGAGATGTGAGATGGACATGACCGATTTCCTGTTGGGATTCGTGGCTGGCGGGGTGGCCGTGATGGGCTTCATGTGCGCCATCGCGATCCATGTCATCGGAAAGAGCGAAGAGGAATACTTCGCTGATCAGGATAGGAGCGAATCATGAGCATTCTCGCCCAAGACCTGCTTGAGCTCGTGCGTCTTGCCAAGGGTGGCGCAGGGGCACTCACCGAGCATCTGCTGCGCGAAGTGGCGCGGGATCTGATCGCTCAGGGGATCGAAGATCTTCGCGGAGGTTGCTGAAGTGAAGTACTTCGTAATCGGGGCTTTTGCCCTGTCGATTCTCTGGCTCGTCATCGAGATTACGCGGGCGGTGAAGCGCATCGGCGACGACGAGCACCACCGGCACTGACCAACCACTCCCGCTACAGGAGAAAGACCATGACAACCGACGTGAACAACTTCGACCCGCGCTTCACTGTCACGCTTGCGGCGCTCCGCAAATCCGGCGCGTGCTATGAGGGCTACAACAAGTTAGTTCGTTCGATCCAGGGCGAAACGTTCAGCGCGGAAGACGCGAATCGCGAAGCCTACATCCACTTTAGGCACGACGCCGAAATTCCGCTACTCGACATCCTCAAGAGCAACGGGCTCGACGATGCGCTATGGACGCTACGCTGCATATCGGGTGCCGACCGCGATCTGCGCTTGTTCGCCGTCTGGTGCGCGCGGCAAGTCGAGCACCTCATGCAAGACCAGTGCAGCAAAGACGCACTGAACGTCGCCGAACGCTTTGCTAACGGGGAGGCTACCGATGAAGAACGGGACGCCGCATGGGCCGCCGCACGGGCCGCCGCACTGGCCGCCGCACGGGCCGCCGCATGGGACGCCGCACGGGACGCCGCATGGGACGCCGCACTGGCCGCCGCACGGGCCGCCGCACGGGACGCCGCATGGGACGCCGCACGGGCCGCCGCACGGGACGCCGCATGGGCCGCCGCACGGGCCGCCGCATGGGCCGCCGCACGGGCTGCCGCATGGGACGCCGCACGGGCCGCCGCATGGGCCGCCGCATGGGACGCCGCACGGGACGCCGCACGGGCCGCGCAAAAAGAGATGTTCGAGCGGATGTGTCTCGGCACTGCTCCTTGGCAACAAGCCAAGGTTGCCGCCTGACCACCCGCGGCCGCCCTGCGGGCAATCATACCACACCATCACCGGGGACACCCATGAGCGATACCACCGAGAAGATCGTTTCGTACAAAGGCTTCGACGCAGACATGAAATGCCGCGGTTTCCAGTACGCAACTGGCGAGGAATACACGCACGAAGGCGATGTTGAGGCATGTGCGGCCGGCTTCCATGCCTGCGAATACCCTCTCGATGTTCTGCGCTACTACTCGGCGAACACGTCGCGTTTCTTCGTCGTCGAGCAGAGCGGCACGTTATCTCGTCACTATGAAGATTCGAAGGTCGCAAGCTCGAAGATCAAGATCGGCGTTGAACTGAGCCTCCCGGGCCTAATCAAGGCGGCGGTCGAATACACATTCAGCCGCGCGAAGCCAATTGATCCGAATTCACCGGCTTACTCGACTGCTGACAATGGCGCGGCAACGGCCAGCGGCGACAGCGGCGCGGCAACGGCCAGCGGCTACAGCGGCGCGGCAACGGCCAGCGGCTACAGCGGCGCGGCAACGGCCAGCGGCTACAGCGGCGCGGCAACGGCCAGCGGCGACAGCGGCGCGGCAACGGCCAGCGGCTACAGCGGCGCGGCAACGGCCAGCGGCTACAGCGGCGCGGCAACGGCCAGCGGCAACCGCGGCGCGGCAACGGCCAGCGGCGACGGCGGCGCGGCAACGGCCAGCGGCAACCGCGGCGCGGCAACGGCCAGCGGCAACCGCGGCGCGGCAACGGCCAGCGGCGACGGCGGCGCGGCAACGGCCAGCGGCGACAGCGGCGCGGCAACGGCCAGCGGCTACAGCGGCGCGGCAACGGCCAGCGGCGACAGCGGCGCGGCAACGGCCAGCGGCGACAGCGGCGCGGCAACGGCCAGCGGCGACAGCGGCGCGGCAACGGCCAGCGGCTACAGCGGCGCGGCAACGGCCAGCGGGCGCCACTCGGCTGCCATGGCATCCGGATTCGATGGTCGCGCGCGAGGCATCGACGGTGCCGCGTTGTTCCTCGTCTACCGCGATGCAGATGGTGGTGGCGACGACTATGGGCGAATCCTGCATGCGCGTGCACTGATCGTCGGCCGAGACGGCATCAAGGCAGACACCTGGTATTCGCTGAACGAAAGCGGCGAACCGGTCGAAGTCTGAACACCACACCGAGGATAGACCATGAGCGAGATCAAAGACGGCGGCGCTGGCGAAATCCAGCACGTCCCCGAGAACACGACGGGCGATGTGTTCGAAAACGCGATTCGCACGTTCGGCGTCGTTGCTGCATGTGAATGGTTCGGCTATGCACCGGACAGCCAGTTCACGCGCATCACGATCGCTACGCTGATCGAGCGCTCGAACAACGCACGAGGTGAAGCATGAACGAGATCAAGCATCCAATCGGCCAGTGGGAGGACATAAAGACGTCATCCGGCCACGGAGTCTACGAAAAGGGCTGGGGCTTCGTGGCGATCCACGACAAGAGTTCCCTCGAACACTGGGAAGAAGGACAGGCTCGTCGCCGCGCGCTGATGTGTGCTGCGCCCGATATGGCCCTCGCCCTCGAAATGCTCGCCGCCGAAGCCGACGCGGGCACGGTCATGATCCCGTCCGGCCTGCGCCTGACCATCGACGCCGCGCTGATCAAGGCCGGCCGCAAGGCTGCGCCGACGGCGGTGCGGCACGTGACGATCGCGGGGGCGGATCGCGATCCTCCGAGGTACTGCTCGTTCTGCTTCGAAGCAGATTGCGGCGGCGAGTGCTCGGGCGATGGCCTGATGGGTGGCTGACATGCGCGCCCCTCTCAACAGCCTAACGCCTGTATTGCGCGGTTACAGCCGATCGTTTGTATCGCGCCCGGTCGGCGACAACGACCTGCTGCGCTCGTGCGACCGCGTGCACCGCGCGGTGATTCGCGTCGCCGCATTCGGCACCTTCGCGCTGATCGGCTTCGGCTGGTACCTGCTCGTCGCGCTGCGCGCGGGAGGTGCCGCGTGAAGCGCTTCTTCGCCCATCCGCTCGTCCAGATGACCCTCGGCTGGCTGTTCCTGTTTTCCGTCTGGATGCTGCTGCCAGCCGACCCACCGTTCGTTGACCAACCTGCAACCACCACCCAACACCAGAGGCCCGCATGACCACCACCACCGAACTGACCGTCGTCGAACGCGCTGCCGTTGCGCTCGGTGCCAGCGAGCGCGAGACGTCGCTGCGCGAGCTCGTCGCGAAGTCGACCGACATGGTCGAGATCAAGAACGCGGCCGCGCGCGATCAGGTGCACGGCGCTGCTATGGCGCTGCGCACGGCGCGCACCGACATTCAGAAGGCCGGGAAGGCCGCGCGCGACGACGCAAACGCATTCTCGAAGGCCGTGATCGCCAAGGAGAATCACCTGATCGCAATCATCGAGCCGGAAGAAAAGCGCCTGCTCGGCATGCGCGACGCATGGGACGAGGCCCGCGAGGCCGAGAAGCGCGCGAAGCTCGAAGCCGAGCAGCGGCGCGTCGCCGCGATCCGCGAGCACATCGACGACATTCGCGCGATCGCGGTGCGCGCCGCCGGGCTGCCTGCCGCTCGCATTCATGGCGAGATCGAGGATCTGGAGGCGCTCGGAATCACGCTCGACCGCTTCGCCGAGCTGACCGGCGAGGCCGAGGCTGTGCGCGGCGCGACGCTCGACAAGCTGCGCGAGCTTCATGCGGCAGCTGTCGCGCAGGAAGCAGAAGCCGCCCGGCTCGCCGCTGAGCGTGAGGAACTTGAACGCCAGCGCGCCGAGCTGGCCGCACAGCGCGAGCGGGAAGAAGCCGAGCGTGCAGAACGCGAACGCGTCGAGGCCGTGGCGCGCGCCGAGCAGGAACGCGTCGAACGCGCGCGCCGCGAAGCCGAGGAAGCTGAACGCCGCGCGCAGCAGGAGCGCGAGGACGCCGCCCGCCGGGCCGAGATCGAAGCCGAGCAAGCACGTCTCGCCGAGCAGCGGGCCGAGCAGGAGCGCCGGCAGGCCGAACTCGACCGCGCCGAGCGCGAGCAGCGGGAACGCGAGGAAGCGGCAGCGCGCGAGGCACGCGAGCGTGAAGCGGCTGCAGCACGCGCGGCAGCCGAGGAAAAGGAACGCGCCGAACGCGAACAGCAGCAGCGTGAACGCGAGGATTTCCTCATCAAGGGGCCGGGCCTCGACGCGATCGTCGCAGTGCTTGCCGAGCATTACCACGCAGATTCGACGGTCGTTATGAGCTGGCTGTTCATGTACGACATCCCGGCGACCACCACAGCAGCCTGACCCACCCACAACGCCTGGCTGAGTCTCAGGCGCATGGAGAAAACAGCATGTCCGACGTCATCACCACCAACGACCAGAACACCGCTCCTGGCGCGTTCGACTTGTCGCCGCGCTCGCTCGAGCAGGCGATGCAGCTCGCGAACATCCTCGCCGATTCCAGCATCGTGCCGAAGGACTTCATCGGCAAGCCCGGCAACGTGCTTGTCGCGATCCAGTGGGGCATGGAACTCGGCCTGAAGCCGATGCAGGCGATGCAGAACATCGCCGTCATCAACGGCCGGCCGTCGCTCTGGGGCGACGCCCTCCTCGCGCTCGTGCTCGCGTCGCCCGTTTGCGAATACGTGCAGGAGTGGGAGGAAAACGGCACCGCCTTCATCAAGGTGAAGCGCCGCGGCAAGCCCGAGGACGTCCAGAGCTTCAGCGACGAGGACGCGAAGAAGGCCGGCCTGATCGGGAAGCAAGGCCCGTGGGCGCAGTACCCGCAGCGCATGAAGAAGATGCGCGCGCGTGCCTTCGCGCTGCGCGACAACTTCGCCGACGTGCTGAAGGGCATCGCGGTCGCCGAGGAAGTGATGGACATCGAGCCGGTCGAGCGCGACATCACGCCGCGCGCGACGCCGGCGCAGATCGCACACAACGCGGCGGACAGTTCACGTCCCGCGCGCACCGAGCGCCACGACGAGATCGTGAAGAAACTCGAAGACGTCGCGCGCAACCTCGGCTTCGAGCCGTTCAAGGAGGAATGGTCGAAACTGTCGCGTGACGACCGTGCTGCGATCGGTCTGAACGAGCGCAACCGCATCGGGGCGATCGCCAGCGCACCGGTCGCACAGAAGCAGACCGACGGCGCGCCGCAGGACGACGGCGCCGGCCAGCGCGAACCGGGTGGCGACGATGAATAACGCCATCGACCAGCGCACCGACGCCTGGTACGCGGCGCGCGCCGGCCGCATCACGGCGAGCCGCTTCGCAGACGCGATCGCGTTCACCGGCGGCGAACCGGGCGACGTGTACAAGTCCGGCCCGAAGAAGGGCCAGCCGAAGCCGCGCCAGTCCACCGGCGCGCGCGACAAGTACATGCGTGAGATCGTGTTCGAGCGGCTCGCCGCGACGTCGACGCACGAGGTCGGCGGCCGCGCGACGAAATGGGGCGAGGAGATCGAGCCGTTCGGCCGCGAACAGGCCGAGCTCGCGACCGGCTACATCATCGCGCCGGGCGGCTTCTTCACGCATCCGCGGTACGAGTTCCTTGGCGCATCGCCGGACGGCCTGATCGGCGACGACGGCGGCTACGAATCGAAATGCCCGATGGACGAGGCCGTGCACATCAACACGCTGCTGAATGGCATGCCGGCCGACCACGTCGACCAGGTGCAGGGCGGCATGCTCGTCACCGGCCGCCGCTGGTGGCTGTTCGTGTCGTACGACCCGCGCGTGCCCGAGCCGTACAGCCTCTACACCCAAATCGTGCCGCGCGACGACACGTACATCGACAGCGTGCTGCTGCCCGGCCTCCTGCAGTTCGAGGCCGAGGTGAACGCCATGATCAAGCGGCTGCAGCAGCGCGCCGCGTAACCGCCCTTTCCCCTCACAGGAGCACTGCATGTTCAACGTTAAAGACACGCTCGCCAAGATCACGTCGTGCACCAACCGATCGGAGAAGCACGGCAAGGAGCGCGAGCCCGCGATCTCCATCGGCCTGACGCTGGTCGGTGGCGGCGAGTTGCTCGATCAATTCGACGTGGCCCTTCGACCGATGCTGTATCGGAAGCCGCAGCCGAAACCGGGCGAGCTTCCGATGGAGCACGCCGGGTTGACGGAACTGCGATTCCCGCAGCTGCGCAATATGCGCTGGGACAAGAGCTATCCGGGGTACCTGCTGCGTTTTCACATCGGAGCATCCGGCGCTGAAGACGTCTTGCTGCCCGAGTGCGAGATCAAGGAAATCTCGTTTGTGACGATGGATGGCGGCTCCGTTGAGGTCTCATTCAAGGTGAACGCGCATCCGAAAGAACTGGCGAAGCTGGTTCAACTGAAGGGCGCGATCACCCGTCAGGTCAATCGAATCGCCCGCGAGGCGCAAGAGGAACAGTCATGAGCACGATCACCGATATGCGCGAACACCTGATGCAGACGCTGGCCGCGTTACGCGATCGCGAAAACCCGATGGACGTCGATCGTGCGCGCGCCGTCGCTCAAGTCGCAGGCGTCCTGGTTGATAGCGCCAAGGTCGAAGTGGACTACATCAAAGCGACGGGGGCGACCAGTTCGGATTTCATCCAACCAGAGACGGTTACCGAGAGCGATACAAGCAAGTTGCCATCGGGAATCACTGCAATCACACGTCACGCGCTGAAAGGCTGATCTCCTGACCACCTGAGGACCACACCATGACTACCGACAAGAGCCGCGCTGATGCGCCGACGGACGAGCAAATCGCATCCGCATGGTTTGCCACGTCCGACGCCAGAAATCTGAGGCCTCACGAGCGCGCAGTTGAAGTTGTGCGGAAGTTCCTTGCTGCGTCCCCTGTCGAGAAGCCCGCACCCTCGCTGATCGACGAGGATGCCGAGGTTCCTCCGATCATGTACAACGGCGACACCAAGCGTGATCCCGCGCTGCGCGAACTGCTTGCACGACAAGCCACGCGCCATGTGCTGACCAATTCGCGCGGAGACAGTAAGCAGCCCGCAGCAGCGCCGATCGACATAGGCGTCGACTACCTCGAAAAGCTCCGCGCGCTGATGGTGCGGCTCGGTCTCGCGACCAATGAATCGCTCGAAGGGTTCGGTGCGGCGCTGGAGGACAACCTTTATCGCACGATCCGCGCGGTGGAGGCGCTCGTTGACGCGACTGTAACGCCCGCACCCTCGCCGGCGGATGAGCGGGCGGCGTTCGAGGCATTCGCGCGCGGCATCCGAATGGACGTCAGCGTGAGCTTGGAGGGGCATTACACAGATGCCGCTACAGCGTACGCTTGGGCGGCATGGCGTACCCGCGCCGCATCTGCTAACGAGACGGGGGCGGAAGAGGCGGACGAAACGCTCATCGAGCGACTGAAGTTGCTGCTGAGCGGCGACGCGGCATTCTGTCGGACCACTGTTGCGCGCGCGGCAATCGAACAGGCGATCGCCGTTCTTTCCCGCTCGCCCGCTATGGCGGCGGAAGCGGTGGCGATCCCGGCCGGCTATGCGCTCGTGCCGATCGAGCCGACCGAGGAAATGATTGCTGTGGGCGTCGGGAAAGGCGACGCCGATTTCTACGGCGATGCATTGGTCAAGGCCGAGGTCCGCTCCGACTATCAGGCCATGATCGCCGCTGCACCGCCCCTCGTTCGATACCAGATTCTCACGGAAGAAGGCGGATTGCTCGACGTGCCGCAGGCGTACTACGAGCGCTTCAAGAGCGACGCCACGCTTACGCGCGTCGTCAACCTGATGCAGCCGACGGCAGCACACGATGAATCCAGCATCGAGAAGCACTTCGACGACTACGGGTTCTATCTGCATGGGTTCGAGGAAGAAGACCGGGAGGCGTTTTTCCAAGCTGCGCTGGCTCTCGCCGCCGCCCCCCAGCCAGCGCAGGCAGACGCTCGGGTCGGGCTGACGGACGAGCAGCGCGAGGCGATCGATTTCGTCATCGGATGGTACGAGCAATGCACGATCGCGGACAACCCGTATCGCGAGCACATCGCCGCGCTGCGCGCCCTTCTCCAAGGAGCCAACCATGACTGAAGACCAGATCAATCGACGCTGGGTTGAGATCCTTCTCGACACCTTGAGCGCAGAGAAGTCGGTCACGATCGGCCCACGCGATGCGTCGTGCTTCATCAATGGGCTCCGCGCCCTTCTCGCCGCCCATCCGGGCCATCCGGAGCCAACTAAGTGCGATGACGGAGGCAATTGCGGAGCCGAAGGGTATTGCAATGCCTGTCCGCATCGACAGCCGGAGCCGCGCGCCGAGGTGGCGGACGACGACAAGGTGTGCGCCGAGCGGTATCGCTATCTGCGTTCACGTCCGGAGTCGGTAGAGCCCGGCCGCATTGACGTTGTGTATTGGAGCGCACTGGATGAATCCGCGAATGAGGGTGATGCGCTACGCGGCGATGCGCTCGACGCCGCCATCGACGCCGCCCGCACCGGAGCCTCATCATGACCACTCCCCGAATCAAGAACGACGACATCCTCGCGCAGCTCGCAAGCGGCACGAAGACCATCTATCAGCTCGCATTCGCGCTTGGCGTTCAACCTGCCGTTCTTCAATGTCGAGTCGACATGCTCTTCTACTCGGGACGTGTTCGCATCGACTTGCGATGTACGAATGACCTCGGTTATTGCCTCCCACCGGTCGAATCATCGCTGCGAGCGCCGCTCGATACGCCGGTAGGAGAACGACGCACCGGCCCGAACCTTCAATCGACGCTCTCCGGATACGATCGCGAATTCGCGTGCCGTCGAGAACTTGCTATGGCGACGAGGACGCGATGAGCAAAATGAGAAAACAGTCGCCAGAGCGCACGTGCTCATGGACGCCCGCAGACTGCAGATCGGATATCTGGGAGACATCCTGCGGTAAGGATGTCGCGCTCGACGATACGCCGCAGGAATATGGCATGCGCTACTGCTGCTACTGCGGTGGCAGGCTAAACGGAATTGCCTACCAAGGGAATGAGAGTGAAGATCACCGATGACATGCTGACGGAGGAAGGCCTACGCAAACTGCTATCGGACGTTTGGAATCTCGGGCAAACGTATTGGCGTCAGGCAGACAGCGAGTTCGCATCCGATAACCGTCGGTCGGACGATACGTACAAGAAATATCGCGCTATCGTCGACGAATCCTGCGAGAGGTTGGCGGACGCTGCCCGCCGCACCACGCCCAACAGGGAGGCGATAAGCGGAATGCCTTGGCGTTCCGCGATCTTATGGCGGCCGTTATTCGCAATATCAACCACGGCGAGTATAACCGGCCGTATCGCGGAATCGAGAATGCACCGGGCCATGCTCACGACATGCCGGGAATTTGGGATTCTGACAACGGTGCGAAAGCTGAAACGCAATGCGCATGGTGCGCTACTTGGAATGCGGCTCGAGCCGCCATCGCGCAACGACAGGGAGAAGGATCGTGAAACGCCTGACGAAAGCCGAGCGTGAACAGGTGCGTCAGATGTTTGACGGTCGCTGCGCTTACTGCGGCACGGAATTGACGGAGCGCTGGCACGCCGATCACTTCGAGCCCGTGCGACGTGACCTGAAGCTTGTGGAGACGGATCGCGGATACCGATGGAGATCGGGGCCGCCGACCCGGCCAGAGTTCGATGTCGTCGAGAACTTTATGCCGTCCTGTGCGCCGTGCAACATCGACAAGCACGCGATGGATCTTGAGGAATGGCGGAAGAAACTGAGCCGCACGCTCGATGTCCTGAACCGGAATTATCCGACGTATCGGCATGCACGACGATTCGGACTTGTTGCCGAAACCGCAGCGCCGATCATCTTTTACTTCGAGCGCCGCGCCCCTGCTAGTGAGGGAGAACAGAAATGAAGATCAAAGCAATTGCGAAGGACTACGCAGTAGGCTCGATCGTGGCGATCATGATCCTTGCGGCGTTCGTCGCATCGTGCGCCCTGATCCTCGTGCTGGCGGTGATGCTGGTCCCCTATAACTTCTCGCGGGCCGCCACATGGCTGTTTGAGAAGATCGTGGAAGGATTGGGGTGGGCGATTTCCTGGATCGAGGACTCGATGCTTTGAAGGAGATGGGGATGAGTGAAGAACTGACGATTGCGCGACGCGCGGTGCAGCTTTATGCGGAAAGCCATCCGCGGCCACCTCAGGTTAACCAGAAGCAAGCGGCTGAGATGCTCGGCGTGAGTGCGCGCACGGTGCACAACATGCTCAAGGCCGGAACACTGCGCTTGAACCGGTGCGGCATGATCCCGATCGAGCAGATCGACGCCGCGCTGCAACCATCCTAA